ATGACTTGTGCTGAACCAGTGCCGTCACCTGAAGCGTCATTGTAGAAACAGTTACCACCTAATGGGTTAACTGCTGCAGAGTTGTTAGCGTTCTTGCCTGTGGAAATCCACACGTCAAGACCGTACATTTCTCTTTCTCCTGTACCTGGTGTTACATTAGCACCATCAGAGAAAGAACCATTGAATGCAAACCACTCAACTTCTCTTGCTACTTTTTCCATTGCTTTTTCCATTTGGAAAGCAAATTCGTCTGCCACTGGGCTACCACCAAAAAGAGCCAATTTGTCACCAGCAGTTGTTGTTCCGTCTCCATCGGAGGCGTTTGCAATGTTTGCTGACAAGTCAAAAGGATTTTGGTTTTGAGTAGATGCCAAAGCGGTATATGTCATTTGTACACCCTTGTGGAAAATCTGAGTTACATATGTGTATGCAGCTCTGTCTCTTCCAAGGTATTCAGTAGGTGTTAAACCTTCTTTTCCTTTGTCAGGTTCTGAAGAAATGGTTGCATTATCTTCTACTTGGACTTGCCAAAATGTAGAGTTTAATACTTTACCACCATTCAAACCACCGACTGAGGATAATAGAGGTGTTCTTTGACCACCAACTTTGAACAATTCACCAGCGAAGTTATTAATATTTTGTGCATAAATCGTACTGTTTGTTAACGATATATTTGCCATTTTTATCTTCTCCTATAAATTATTACTTATCTTGTTGTTTAAGAGTCTCCATCATTCGCAATTTTGCATTGATTGAGTCTCCTGGTTTTGTGTTGGAATCTCTAACAAATTTTATAAATTCTTCACTTACATCAGTAGGTTCAGCATTTACACCAATAGCATTAAGCTGCTCTACACGTGATTGAGCTTCTACTACATTATCTGCCTGCTGTGGTGCAACTGTTGGTTCAGCATTAATAGCATCACCAAACTCATTTTGTACAAAGTCTTTGATAGATGTTACATCCATCTCTCCGTCATACAATTTAGTTACAGCTTTACCAATACCTTTTTCAGCTTCAAGTCCTAATGACTGTAAAGCACTATCCATAGCTTGAGCCTTGAATGCTTTATTCTCAGCTTTAAGTTTTTTAAACTCATCTCTGAGTTGCTTTATATTGTCATTAGAATCTAAAACCTCTTCGATTTTATCTTCTGTAGCTTGGTCTAATTTATTTGTATCTTCCATTTTTATCTCCATCTTTTCTCTAGCATATAAATATCCCATAACATAATCGCTAGGTAATTAAAGGGATTTCACAAGGGTTTACGAATGACAGACAACACACCTTGGTAGTGTCATCGAATGCAGCCCTATATTTAGAGTGCCGATTCCTGCCAGGCACTACATCTAGTATAGCAGATTTATGCTTCTGTCAAGCCAGTTACAGCTCCACCTTTACTTTTTGCTGCACCTGTTGCAACAGCAGATTGTGATTTAGCTTGTGCTGATAACTTAGTTAAGTCTTGTTGTGTAGCAAAGTCTTTTGTAAGTTCAGCTTCTGCTAACTGTGCTGCTGAATATTGAGAATCTCTGTTTAATCTTCTAGCAAGTCTAGATGCTGTAAGAGCTCTAGCTGCTGCAGTTTCAAACAATGGTGTAGCTTTTGTAGGTACTAAACCTGCAGATAAAAACATAGTAGCTTGGTCTGCAGTAAGTTCTTCTCCTGTAGATATTTGAAACCTAGCTCCAATATTAGCTACTGTTAATCTTCTATTTATAATATCAGTTGTAGCTTCAGGGTCTATAGCTATAGCAAGTAATACTTCATCTGTTACAGGTAAAGATTCATTTAGCTCTGATTCAAAGTATTGTGTATATTGAGTCATTACATTTTCTTTTAATGTAGCATCTAAGTTTGTTATACCTTTTCTTACGCTATCTAATCTAGATTTAAATTCATTTGGAGATACATTTCCTTCTAACAATGTAGGAAATAATACTTCTATTTTTTCTTTTGCATATCCACCAAGACCTGCTTCATTTAAATGTATTACTACAGCTTCTTTGTTTTGTAAATACTGTGCTTCTGTTAGTCTTAAAGAACCATCTGCTCTTTTAATTCCTGAAAACATTTCATCATATTCAGGAGCTGCTCTCATAGAAGCTAATGCAAACTCTGGTTTACCTGTTTCATTAAAGCCTTCAGTGTATGCCCTAATTAACTTATCTCCTCTTACAGGGTCTAATTTGGTGAGATAGGGTAGTAATACTTTAGTTTGTTCAACAGTTTGTACAACTGCATTATTATCTGTAACTGAAGTGTCTGGAGATGATGATGGTGTATTCATTGTATCAGCATCATCTTGTGCTGCTTTTAGTGTTCTATGATACCTATTTCCTGAAACTAAAGCATCAGCAAAAGCTTCAGCATTAGCAAATCCTTGACTTTCTGCATAATCGTCATCAAATGTTTCGCCTTCAAGTTTGTCATATCTATATATTGTTACTTGTGCCATTATATTCCTCTAATTACTGGTCCACCTAAAGCTTTATTTAAACTAGCAGCAACATTGGTTGCATAAAACATATTGTTCTCGTTGTAAGCTTTAGTTCTAAATGCTTTACCTGCTTCTTGGTAAGTCATACTAGGTGCTTCTGCAAATTCTATATCCATCATATCAGGGGTTTCACCAAATGTACTTTGATATAAACCAACATATGGTTGTATTATACTTGCAAAGTTTAAACCTTTACCTCCATACTTTTCACCATAGATAGGATGATTATCAAATATATTTTGTAAGTAAGAATCTCCTGCATCTTCTCCTTCAGTAGAATATATTCTTGCTACTTCACTTTGTTGTTCTCCTGATAGATTGTTATATCCGAATGCACCTAGATATTGTATACCTCTTCTCTCAGCTTTATTCTCATTTATAAAGTCTGATATGTCAATACCTAGAGTGTCGTTACCAAGTCTATCTGCAGCCGTAGTAAATCTTTCGTAATATGGACTTGACGAATCAATTTCATATCCTGTTATTCCTACTACAAAACCAACAAAGTTTTTGGATTCAGCTTGTCCAACTATTCCTTGTGTATGAACTTCAGTTAAAGCAGACCAACCGTCTGGGTTCTCCATCTTCCATTCTTTAGGATTAATACCTAGAGATATGAACGTTTGCTCTAACTGACTTTCCCTAGAAGCCCTGAGATTAGTTAGCTTTGCATTTGCTTTGCCTGTAATTGAGTAACCTGTCTTACCCATTGCATTTAAAAATTGTATTGTTTCAAAGTTATAAGGAGCTTGTATTGCTAATAGTCTTGGGTCATCCTCTTGTATTTCTGCTCCATTAACAACCATATCCATAAGTAAAGCCATACCTGGATAATCCATAGTTCCATCTTCTAGTTCTACTGAATCAAAAAACCAAGGAGCAACATCTTGATATGTTTCTATTCTTGCTGCAAATCCTTCTCCTGGATTCCAATCATCTAAACTATTAAAGACTGTAGATATATCTTTAAGTTTTAATAACTCATCACCAATTAAATTACCTGGTGCTGTTCTTGTAGGTGAAGGACCTACTCTTGATTGGTCATCTGCTGTATTAGAAAATCCATTAGGATTATAAATTGAACCACCATTATATGCTATCCATGATGTTCCTGAATCTTGTCCTAATATTTCTGATACATCCCATAACCAGTAGTAATGTTCGCCATCATAATATACTTGTTCAGGTGTAGGTTTTAGATAATGTCCTTTATGACCTGAACCTTTTGTTGCTGCAGATTTTGAACTTGAACCTGTAAAATTATCTGGGTCTTGTCCTTCTATAGTTACTTCGTTATGTCCTGGCATTATTTATCCTTCAATGGGTCTAGCTCTTTTATGTTACCTGCTTTTAAGTTTGGTATAAAGTACCTATGAAAAGTTTGATACTCTCCAGTCTTAGGGTCATTCAGATTTTTTAAATCTTGTTTTAATTCTTCTTTTTGTTGATAGTTATGTATTTGTAAGTAAGCATCCATATATGCACCTATGCCTGCAATTACATCTTCATTGGCTTTACCTTGTATTTTTTTACCTTGAAGAAAAGGTTCTACATAATCAGTATAAGCTTCCCATTTAGTCATAGGGTCTATATCACTAAACTCTCTAAAATCTTTTATGATATGTGCAGCAAAAATTGTATTATATTTTTCGTTTTTTAAAAATTCATTAAACTCTGATTCTGTATATTCTCTGTTTATTTTCTTAAAAAATCTTTCTAACGTAGGGTCAGGTGAACCATCTTTTAAATAAAAAGAAGATGCATTTATTTGAAATATTCCCATAGATTCTGTCTCTGGATTCTCTGCTTCTATCTCTAATCCTGATTCATAGAAAGCAGTCATAGCTAATGCAGGAATTAAATCATCATCTATTTTTGATTGTCTTAAAGTATCTACAATAAATTCTATATCTGCTTTTGCCATATTATCTTCCTGCTCCAAATGCGTTTATAATTCTTCCTAAGCCTTGACGATATGCAGCATCTTTTTGTTCAGTAGCAGCTAAGTCTCCAAACTCTTTCTGTATATAATCATCAACAGCAAATCCTAAAGCTTGTGTAATTTGGTCTGCTGAAGGAGGAGCTTCTACATAATAATCTTTTGGTGGAAGTCCAGCTTGCTCTCTATTCAATCTATCTTTTTCAATCTTTATAAGTTCTTTCTGATACATAAGCTCTGCGTTATTTTGAGCTTTAGTTAGTCTTGCTATTTCTCCTTGAGCAAAAGCTGATGCTGCTTCTAAATCAAAACTGTTCATAGGAACACCTAAGTAACTACTACCTTGTGTAGATATTTGTTGTAATAAAAACTCTGATGATGGAATTGGTATGACACTCCCTCTTGAAAAATCTGAAATGGTGTCTGTAAAATCAATATCATCTAATCCATCTAAAAAGAAATCTCTAACAAAACCTAAGAATGCATTATTGTTTCCTTGTGTTCCAGCAGCTATGTCAAATAAATCTTGTGTTCTAATTCCAAACTCTGCTTTTGGATTCATATATGAAAATGCTGCTTCTACTGCTTCTTTAGTTACATCATCATATTGACCTGGATTATAAGTACCAGGTGTTAAAAAACCAGCACTTACTAATGCTGACTGATAATCATAAACTCTATCAGCAGGAATATTTTGTAAAAATGTAGAAGCTAATCCTTGATTGTATAAAGGTCTAATATCTGGGTCTCCACCTGCTGATGCTCTATAAGCTTCTAGATTAGGGTCGTCATACAAACCATAATAAGTTAATCCATCCATCAAGAAACTTCTTTGATAAGGATTGTTTAACTGTCCAATATCCACTTCTATTTCTATATCAGATAGTTTTTCTAAATAACTATCAAGCTTTCCATCTTTTTGATATTGAGCAAATGCTGCATTTTGTAACTCTTCAATTGTTTTAGGGTCTGCAGCTTCACGTTCCCTTTGTAAATCTTCTCTTCTTTGATATCTAAAAGGTTTAGATACACTATCTGCTTTTGCTATTTCAGCAGCTCTACCTTCATTCTCTGCATCTATTTCATCAGGTGTAGGTCCTGTAGGTCTAGGTCTTCCTTGTATACCTTCTACAAATGCTACTACTTCTGCATTAGGTTCTTGTGAATCAGCAAAAATATCATTGTCCATGAAAAGAGCTTCTACTTTCATTTGTTCGCCTTTTCCAAAAAGTTCAATTGCTTTTAAAACTAAAGAAGCAGGTACTTTAAAAAGAAAACTAATAAACTCTACTGAGTCTTCTACTTCTGTAATTATTCCGTTCTTTATACCATTACCAATAGTATTAAGTATTTGTCCTAGTCTGTATCCATCCATAATTATCTATCTATCTGTATCTCCGTAAAATCTTCTTCTATTTCGTATCTTAATACTCCATCATACACATAATAAAAGTCAGGGTGTTGACTAAATAACTGTTGAGCATAAGCCCTTAGTTGTTCTCTAAGTGGCAAGTATTCTGCTTTTTGCAGACTTGCATTAGGTCCATCTATAGACTCTATACCTAATATTATTTGGTTTCGTCTTTGCAAGTATAAAGCTAAACCCTGCATGGAAGGTAAGTCTTTTACCTTTACCTTATCTCCATTAGGTAATTCTACCAAACTTTCTCCTTCGAATTGTAATAATTTAGTTAATTGTTCTGTTTTAGCTTTAGCATCTATTGATGAAGCAACTGTAGATGTTTGTCCATAACCAGGATAAATTTCTCTTATACCATTTCTAATTTGTGAAAGCATATCGTATTTAGCTTCTGGAGATATATTAGAATAGTATCCACTTTCAAATAACAATCTTCTTTGATACTCATAAGCTAATCTACCTTGCCCTTGTCTTATAGCAGTTATATATTCTTCATCTGTTAAATCAACTCTATCTCTTTCAGCAAATGCATCTGACCATGCTTGAAAATTAAATTCATCCATTGGATTATCAGGATATAAGTAGTATCCAACATCAGGATATCTTTCTAGAATATCTTTATTTGTTTCTGTAAATAAAACACCTTCATCTGTATATGAACGTTTCTTTATTTCTCTAGACTTTGATGTAAGTATTGCAGTAGGGTCTAATCCAAATTGATTAACAAACTCTTGTGTTGCTAATACTTGGTCACCTTGATATTTAGCTAATATTCTATAGTATGCATCTGCAACTAAAGATATTCCAAACAAATGATGTTTAGGGTCTGACTCTTTATATTTAGCTGGGTCAATATGTAATGCACCACCAGGAGCAACTTCTACTTCGTATCTTAATACTGAACCTGTAGGTGCTGTAAATTGTACTAGACCTCTAATACCAGTTAATATAGTTGCAGTTCTTTTAGCTTTCTCTAACATCTGTGCTTGTTTTGCTGGTGTACTGTCATCATACAAACCTGTAGTTACATACATTTTAATTACATCTTTGTAAGTGTTTTGATATATTCTATTAAACTCAGGGTCATCACTACCTATAGCTAAGAATTTTTTAGCCCATGAAGGTATCAATGCTTCTACATAAGATAAAGGATTTAAAGGATTATTTGTTTCTCTGCCATATGGAAAGAATACTTTATCTATCATTTCTGAACTAGGTAAAGCTTTTGATGCAGGATATGCAACCAATGGTCCTAAACCTGGAGCTGGGTTACCAGCAATCATGTTAAGTGAGGATACATAACCTTTCATTCTTATCTTTGCATCAGGTGCATTATCCATAACTTCTCCTGTTACAGGATTAGTGTATTGTCTTCCATCTCTATTGCCTTCAAACATCCAATTAGATAAAGCTTCATTACCAGGAAAGAAAAACATTTCTTCTCCTGTCATTTCATCTACATGAAAGAAACCTTGGTCATCATCATCAAACTTAGTTTTCCTTGCACCTTCTACAGCACGAGTTATTTTACGACCTGCTAATAGTTTTTTCTTATTTAATAATCTTGACCATGTACCTATAATCTCTAGGTAAACTTCTGCGAAAGGAAACGCAAGTCTTAACATATCTGATACAACATGTCGTTTATTTAAATCATAAAGTAAACCTTTTGTTTCAGTTAATGCATAAGCTTTAGCTGCATCGTCAAGTTCATCAATGTTATCTATAGTAAGTAAGTTGCCTTCATCAGCAGTAACCTTACCTGTCTTTGTTATTTTATTAGCATAATTTTTACCAAGGTTTGCTTTTTTACCTTGTTTAAGTAATTGTGTTCTTAAAGCGTCATCAAAGTATGCAGCATTTTCTTCTATAAACTTCCAATAGAATTGTCTAAATGCAGGAGACCTAGATAATCTATTAGTAGGAGCTGACATAACTATTGTAAATAATCTTTCAATAGCAGCATCATAAGAATTAATTCTTTCACCATCTAAATCAAAAGCTGATTTTTTCATAACATGATATTGTTCATATGGGTCTTTTTTCTTAAGCCAAGCTGAATATTTGTTATGGTCTTCTATAGTCATGTTCCTACCAAATGTAATTTTTTCTCCATCAATATTTAAGAATGCAGGTACTTTAGTTTGTCCTGCTGTAACTTGTTGTAGTTGCTTACCTTTAGCTATATGTTCTAGTAGTTCACTATCACCTGCTTGTGTTAATTCAAATTCAATTCTAGAGTTTGGACTTCTTCTAGTTCTATATTCTCCAGCTACATCATCAAACAAATGTTTTGTACCATCTGGCATTATTTCGTAAGCTTTATATGTTCCACCAGTTTTATAATGAACTCTAGCTAATACAGAATCTATATAAGCATCTGACATTGCTCTATCTGATTGCATCTTAAACTTTTGATATTTACCTACATCATCAGAACCATAAGACAATGCTGTTCTCCAGTCAGATAAATCACCATCCCAGAATCTTTGTTTAATACTATTAACACCTGCTACAAATCCTGGGTCATTTGCACCACCTCTAATCATTGCTAACTCAGCAGCTATAGGGTCATCTACTAACTGCATAATTTCTGAGGTTGCAGATGTATAATATCTCTCTTCACCTTTTTTAACTCTCTTAAATGAAAATGTTCTTTTTAATTTATCTGAATCTAAAATACCACCGTGTGACATAGACATTGCAGATTGATGTTCTAATGAATCAGCAAGTAATTGTTTATCCCTAATATCAATTGCACCTTTAGCTCTTTTAATTACTTCATCAACATCTAGCTCGCCTTTACCAATTCTTTCCAATACTTTCTTTCTTGGTTTACCTGCAATCCAAGCAAATGCTGATATTGGGTGTGTAAAGACATTATCTAAATCTGCAGCCCACATACGTATCTGTTCTTCACCAACAACCCTTGCAGTCCATGCACCTCTTAATAAGATAAATGGTTTCCAAGCTTTGTTCATGTAAAAGTCACCTAACATTCCTAACCAACCTTGTGATAGTTCTTTTACAGATTGTTCATCTTTACTTAACCTAAAACTTCTTCTAGCCTGTCTAACCATAAGTTGTAAATTATCAGTTAAAGTTTTATCATCTTTCATTTGTAAGTCATACAATTTTTTAACAGGTTGTGATAATAGTTTTTCAAAATCACTTACTACAACTTCATGTTTATTTTCTAGCTTTACTGTTGACTTTGCAACTAAGTCTCCTCTACCAGCTATTCTTAAATGAAACTCTCTAACAGGACTAAATACTCTTAGAAACAATCTTGCATCAGGAAGTGGTACATTACCACTAGCAAGATACTCTGATATCAAATGTGCTGTAGGTCTGCCAGTAACTTGTGCTACTTCATTAAAGTTTGCTTCTTTCATTAAAGTATTTATAATGTCATCCATTCTTTCTGCATCTACACCTTTGTCTTCAAAGAACTGCAGTATCTGTTGTGGAGATATTCTTTCATCGTTTAGAACTTTAAAACCTTGTTTATCTATATAACCTTGTTTAGATTTTACAAATACAGATTTTAGAATTGTTTGTAACTCATCTGTGTTTGCATAGTTTCTAGGACCAGCAACGTTAACTGTTTTATATTTTTTAAGTAATGCTTGTATGTCATTTACTTGAGCTCTAGTAAGAGTTTCATTAGCATCAATAACAATTAGAGGTTTATCTCCTTTAGGATATATACCTGGTTTAACTTTTGCATTAGTATTCCAGTTACCTCTTTGTGCATAGTTAAATGTACCTCTAGTTCCTTTTCCTGCAGGAGCTGTAGCAGAGTTATAAACAATAACTGTTACATCTGAATCAACTACATTTTGTATACTTCTTCTTACAAAGTATTTACCTTGAGGTATAGCATCTCCGTAATCAGCTCTTTCTAAATCATTAATTTCTTTCTGTATCTTTTCAATTTTCTTTTCTCGTTTAGTATCATTTAAATCTTTTTGTCTTGCTTTATACTGACTTCTTCTTTTAGCAAGAGCATCTGTCAAAGTAACTTCTTCTTTATTAATACGTTTCATTTCTTTTTGAAAACCAACCATATCAAAATCTTCATAGTCTATACCTTTTGCAGTTTCCTTAAGACCACGTACGTGTCTAAGTATTCTTGTTTGTACTTCTAATCCTGCTATTTCTTCTAGTACATTTATTTCATCATTAGGAACTTGTACAGATGTTTCTTTTATTCTTTTACCTGCTTGTGTAACTCCTCTAGTTTGTTTACCTTGTAAAGTAATATTTAATTTCTGTAATGATTCTCTAGCTGCAACAGCTACCTTTATTCTTTTTAATATATCTTCTTCGGAAGCAGCAGGTGATAATTTAGATAAAGCTTTTTTACCTCTTTGAAATCCTTTAAGTGTTGCTGCAGCTTTTTCTCCTTCTATTTTTATTTGAGAAAGAGTAACAGTAAGTGCAGACCTTTTGCCTTGGTCAGATAATGCTTGACGTTCTTCAGATAACTGTTGTTTTTTTAAATTTTCTATTTCTAAATTTTTAGGGTCATCTAAACCTAACTCTGTTAACTCACCAGATAAATCATCATATCTTCCTGACTTAACACCTTGACTTGATGTATTAAGACCTGGTGTACCTCTACCACCTGTCTCTAAACCTAATTCTTTGCCAACTCGTAAAGCTTCTAAATCTACACCAGTATTACCACCTGATATAATTTTATTAGGTATGATGTCTGCTTCTGCAATATCTGCTGATATTCTACCTACACCTTCTACTTCATCTATAAACAGTTGCTGTAACTGTTGATTGTTTTTTACACCTTTTATATTTAGATTTACTTCATCTACAATTCTATTTAATGCACCAATTGATTCTTTTAATGAGAAGTCTATTTTAAATAAATCATTGCCAAGAGTATCTTCTATATCTATTTTTTGTCCTGACCAAGCTTCTTCTCCATACTTTGTATAAAAATATTTACGTGCTTCATCTACTGATGCAACAAACTTTCCAACTTGATTAACAACTTCTTTTGGTAAACCTAGTGCTTCATATTTATCCATGACGTGTCTTAACACTCCACCTTCTCCTGAATATATATCAAGTACCATATTTAATCTTTGTAAGTCTGCAGGTAATCCTTCTAATTCTTTTAATGTATCGTCTGTTATTGCATCTGCTATTCTATCTAATGCTTTATTAGCTACATCATCATCTACTTTAGAAAACTTCATCCAGTCTTTTAATTCAAAGAATGTATCATTTAAATTTCCTGTGCTAAGTTGTGGTGCTGGAAACTCATCAAACAATCTATTAAACAAACTATTTTGTCCATTTAATCTCATAGCAGTTTTATAACCTGCTGCTGCGTTCTTATCTCCGTATCTAAGTCCTGCACCTAATCTTGACAATGAACCTTTGAATAATAAACTATTTGCATCAAACCTATCATTAACTCCAGACAATGGGTCTTTTATAGCATCTGATAATATTGATTTAATTTCTTGTTTATCAGTTGTATCTCTAAGTTTTTTATATAGCAAAGCATCTTTTACTTGATTGTTCTTTCTACCTCCTCCAGACATAAGTATTTCTACTTCATCATAAGATTTAGAATCTGCAAACATTTGAGCTATGTTGTCACCTACTTGTGTATTAAAGTATTCATCTGCAGTAGGAGTATGTACAACTTTTCTTACAGCTTTATCTATTAGACCAGCATTTGATTTTTCTACAGTTTTATTAAATGTTCTTGCTACTTTACCTGCTTTTGCAAAACCTGCACCTACATAAGTTGTTGGGTCTGTAAATATTGTATAAGCTCCATCGATAATACCTGACATAATATTAAAACCTCTAGTACCTGGTTCAAATACTTCTACTGCTGTAACTCGACCAGGAGATAACTTAACAGTACCTTTTCTACCTCTATAAGTTCCTGATTCACCTTCTCTACTATCAAACTCTAATTGTGATATAGGTTTGCCATAATATTCTTGTATAGCTCCTTTTACTTCTTCAGGGTCAGCACCTCTACCAACTAACTCTTTGTATATTTCTGTATCTTCTGCAACTGTTGAGTTACCAAAATATCCTTCACCAAGGTTTACATTTCTACCTGCTCTAAGTTCTTCTAGTGCTCTTGTTGCTAATGTTGGACCTTGTGCTTTTGCAGAAGCTCTTACTTCTGCTAAACCTTCTGGGTCAATTAAAGGTATAAGAGTTCCAATACCTGAAAAGGCTAACATAGGATTCATTTGTCTTTTAGAGTAATATTTCATAAGACCTGTACCGTATTTTTTTGTAAACTGTGATGCAGACTCCATACCAACTACAGCACCTCTAACAGCACCTCTTGCAATAGATTTTGTTTTATCCCACCAAGAAGTTTCTTTATTCATAAACTTATCTACTAAAGAAGTCCATTCAGGATTACCTTCAGTTAATCCAATCATTGCACCAGCAACTTGAACATCTTTAGGTAAGAAACCAAATGTTTTAGATATGTTAGACATGTTTTGTGGTATCTGAGGATTCTGTCTAAAGTATTCCTCCATTTGAGCAGCTTGTGCTAAGTACTCTTCTTTCCAATCTTGATTATCATTATCCTCCCAAGGAGCGTCAAATTGCCATCTATAAGCCATAAGTTAACCTGGAAATATGTCTTCGTCCATAAGAGCTAATATATCTTTACTTGGCAATACTCTATACATTGCTCTAAGTATCATATTAGACTCCATTACTCCCATGCCATATTGGTCCTGTAACTGATTAGCAGCTAACGATTCGCCTATTTTATCTGTTTGTCTAAAAATATTTTGTACTACTGGTGCTGTATTCTGAACTTGTTCAGGATTACTTAATTGTACATTTGCAGCTTCTTCTACAAACATTTCTGCATTATCTTGTAAATTATCTAACTCTGTACCTTCACCATAACTTGTAGATTGAAAGTCACCTTTATTACTTCCTGGTCTAAAACGTGCCATTGATACCTCCATCCGTATCTTCTCTTACAATAACTATGTCAAACCTACCTACATTAGGTATGTAAGCTATAGTCAATATATCTAATACATCTCCATCTTTATATACATAATTGTTTTCTTCTTGACTTAACTCTTCAGAACTTGCATCCCACATTGGTTGTTCTTCTACGGTATAGTTATTAGCAATAATTTTTGCAAATTCAAAGTTTAAATTTTCTGGACTAGCCAACTGCTCCTCCTAACAATGCTGCTAGGTTTGGAGGTCCACCTGCTTGTTGTTGTTGCATAGCTTGATTTTGCAACAAAGCTTGTTCTTCTGGACTTGGCTCTTCACCTGATGCACTAAAGAATTTTTCTAACACTTGTCCAATATCTTTAGGATTATTGTAAATTTCAACTACTGCCATCATTGCAGCTTTATCACCTTGTTGTGATTGCTGTAACAACATTTGATATAAAATCTCTTCTGTTTTTTGTTTTGTAATTCTTTCGTTTATTTGTGTAAGGTTTTCTAAACCATCCATTTCTTGTTGTAATGTTTCTCTATCAATAATACCTGCATTTAATAATTGCAATCCTGTAATTATTTTATTTGGTGCATCGAAAGAAGCCATAGCTCCATACTTTCTTCTTGTAATATAGTTCATGTCTATATCTGTAGAAGGTGTATATGATTCTGAAAAAGAAGCTCCTTTGTAAGTTCCTGTTATTGGTTTTCTTTTTTTACTAAAAAGTACTTCATCTAGCTCTAATCTTTTAGAATCTACTTCTTGCAAAGCATACTCAAGAATAGTGTGATACTCATTAACCATTTGACTAACGCCAGACTCCAGCTCTTCGAGACCTCTACCTGTTACAAATGAGTTTGGTGATATTGCGTCATCTTGAACTGGATATCCAGCAACTACTCTAAGTTGCCTTTCTAATCTACCTACTTGTTCAAATAATTGATAAGGCAAGTTTGTAGTTGGTTTTACTATTTGTGAACCAGGAGATAGATAGTTTATTGCATTTCTACCTTTTCTGTATTGACCTGACTCTATTTCACCAACTATGTTTGTTTCTGTAAATACTGCATCTTCCATAGCTATTACAGATAAAATGTTTATCTTAGCCATAGAAGCCATTAATCCTACTACTTGGTCAAATTGTCCTTGTAATCTATCAAAGCTAAATCTTTTAGCAATAACAAAAGCAGGACCTGACTTAAGTGGGTTAGGTACAAAATCAACTATTTTTTTAGAAGCAACATGAACAATGTATGTGCCTTCTAAATTCATATACTCAAGAATTACATCACCGTTTTCATCTGAGTTTTCCCAGCTACCATCATCGGTATATCTAAGGTTATAACTATCATATGATGTATCCTCTGAATCTTTTTGTTCATAATAAGCTTTTAGCTCTGGATACATTTTTATAAGATTCTGTATTGGAATCTTTTGTATAATTGCTAATTCTTGCGGTTTTTGTTTATTGCCGTAATATCCTGGAAAACAGTCATAAGGATTTCTTAATTCTGCACATGGGTACATGTTTCCATTCATATCTGGTTTTGTAGTAATAACCCATACTGCAAATCCATAACCTGGTAACCATCTAGCTACTTGTGGTAACTGTAATTCTAATTCTTGCATCTTGTCGTATGCAGTAATAATTCTTTCTAATTTATCTTTTTTAGCTTTGTTTCTTTGTGAATCTCTTGCATTTGTTATATGGACATCTAATGTAGGAGTTTTACCTATCTTTTGTGCAAGTCTATCTAAAGCAGACAACATTAAGTTAGGTGCTGGTATTGTATGTGATTCGTTATTATCTAGACCAGGACCTAGTAATTGTCTTATTCCATCTTCTCCACCATTTAAAATTGCTCTGTATCTTGACCTATCTATCAAAGAATCATCATGCATTCTTTTTAGATAGGATGCTCTCTCAATTATTTCTTGCGGTTTCATCTATCTCCAAGGTATATCATCCCATTGTATACCATTATAACCATCAAAGCTAGGAGTGTAGTCAATTCCCATATCAGAATAAGTTAATTTTGTCAACGTTCTAATTACCTTCATTGGAAACCAACTTGCCATTACTATGTCACTTTTGTAACCTCTGCCACCTTTTCCTTTAGATGCAAAGTATGTTAGTTGTTTTGTATACAATGTTGCTTTGTCTTGTGCTTCGCTATCTGCAAAAGGTATATCAATCATACCTTCATTAAACATAGGTGCTAAACTTGTAACACCAAATCTCTCATCCCATTTATTTTTATGTGTTTCGTGTCCTTCTAATTTTATTCCTTGTATATTACAGTATTCTTTTATTGTTTTGTCTTGTCTTATAGCTTTTTGAAATCCATTCTCTTCAATAACCCAATGATACAATCCATACATATCATGCCATCTTTTAATTAATTCAAATGCTTCATCTAGACCACCACCAAGATTGTTGTCTAAATCAACCATTGTAAGTTTAATTTCACCACTTTCAGTTTCTACTGCCCATAAAAATCCTGCTTGATAACCTGTAGCTGCAGGGTCAAGTCCAGCAACTAAGTAAGAACCTCCTGGTATTGTTCCAATATTCATATCAGCTCTATAACATTCTTGAACCATTTCAGGATTAAATAATCTAGCAGCTTGTGAAAATGCTTTGTTAAGATAAACCATTTCAAAGTTCTTTAAACCACCTGTAGTCATAGAATCTCTTTTACGATTCATTAACCATTTAAAAGTTCTTTTACTTCCCCATAACATACACTCAACATGTTCTTCTTCTTCTAATTCATTTTTAGTACACATAGAATCGTGTGCTTCTTCTACTATAGTTTCCCATGCTTCGTTTTCTAATAAAGCAGAATATAAATCATCAGGGTGTTGTCTTGAACCAATAATTACCATAGCTGTATGTTCTTCTTTACGAGAACCTAATGTAGTAGTCCACCAGTTTTTAGTATTGTTTCTTGATGCAGGTTGCATAGTAGAACTGTGGTCCTCAATGTCATCTGCAATAATTATGTCACAGTCTCTTGATAGAATCTTACCACCTCGTCCTATGCCTATCATTGTTGGTGACTTTATACCAGATACAGTTCTAGTAGAAACAGTAAAGCCATTTTGTGACCAAGATTTACCTGTTCTACTTGCTGGTTTAAATTGACCACCTGGTCCACAAAAATCTTCTTTTAGTTTTTCGTTATTCTCTAATGTATCTATAACCGATGAAACAGAGTTTTTAGCAATATCTTCATTACCACCAACCCACATAATTCTTATGTTTGGATTTCTACATATAAGCCAGACTACAAAGTGTATAAGTAATTCTGTTTTACCATGACGAGGAGGACTTAGTATCATTTGTTGTCCACCATCAAGTAAAGCTTTATTAATTGATTTAATCCATTTGTCATGAAAATCTGCAGTTTCAAAAGGTATACCTTGTTCTGTTAAAAAATATCTATCTCTAAAATTTACAAAGTCTTCTAATGATTGTTTAGCATCATCAGATACTGACCAATCTTTTGCTTGTATATCTTTTTGTAAATCTTCTCTATATGCAGCTAACATCCTAGAAACATGTGCAGTAGAACAAGATAAAGCATCTGCTACTTCTTGTTGGTTAATATTTTCGTTAATTAAATCTAATGCATAACCTTCATCTTTAAACTTGTTATATAATGCACCTCTTCTTACAGTTGCAGATTTAGGTTCATTAACAGGTTTTTTTGGTGGCGTATATTCTTCACCTTTTTGTTTAGCTCTATAAATACGTTGTGATTCTCTTCTATAACATTTTTGTGAACAGTATTTAGTTTTACCTGGAGGTAATGGTGAGGTACATTCGTCTGCTATGCAAACTACATTATTTACCATTTAGTTTTATTAGCCCAGTATGCTGCGGACATTTTGCCCTTCTTAATATTTTTTGCATGCCTGGCTTTAAAAGATTTTCGTCTTGCCTTTCCTTTAGCAGTCTTAGGGTTCTTACCTGCACCTGATACACCTTGCTGTCCAAATCTTATAAGTTTTAAATTATGACCTTCTTGTGCTAAAACAACATGTGATTTCTTAGGATGCTTAGGTGTACGTTTAGGTTTGTTAACACCTTTAAGTCCATGTTTTTTAAGTAACGATTTTTTTCTATTAGCGTGTGACATTATTTTTTAATCTTCTTTATATTACCGTTTTTAGTTCTAGCAAACTTATGTGTTTTAGTTTCCCTTATAAGAGTACCGTAATATCTTTTACCTTTCCACATCCAACTAACAGTTTTAGCCATTACTTACCAACAGCTTTCTGAGCTCGCTTGTGTGCTTGTGAAAATGTAGCACCTCTTAACATAGAGTTTTTCATATACTGCATATGTTTTTTACTATGATGTTTTGCATGTTTCTTCATAGTCTCTTGTTGTCTTTTAGTCAACTTAGATAAATCTACGCCTTTAACTTTCATTTTTTTGTAGCCCTAGACTTTTGTACTTTTTTTAAATCTATTCTTCTACCTTCTTTATAAGCCTTAGCTGTAGCTCGAATTTCACGTGCCACAGACGCTTTAGAACGTTTTTTATTCTGTAAATACTTAGCAGGTACACCTTTCTCATATTTAACTTTTCTTTTACTTTTTTTTCTTGGCACGACTCTTACCTTTTTTCTTTATGTCATTGTCTTGAGAGTGTCCACCTTTTATAAAACTATTTACTCTGCCCATAGCCCAAGCAGCCATGCTAGCAGACTTACTACCACTAGATAGATAAGCACCTTGTCCTCTGCGGTAGACTTGTGCAAGCTGTCCATAAGTGTATTTAGAATTTGCAGCTTTCTTTTGTAAAGTTGCTTTAGTCTTTGCATTAATAGGTTTTCTTTTTGGCTTACTCTTCTTCTTTGCCACTTCTGTCCTCATTCATTAATTGCATATTTATATTATAGTCAGAAACAAACTCTTCTATCAATTCATCAATTTTTTTGACATCAGGTGGTCTGTTAACAATTTGTGAACCACATGCGTCTGATAAGTCCATAGCCCATTGTTTTAGAGCATCTCTGCTTCTAAATATATTTTGCATTACTCCACCTTTCTATTTAGTACTTAATGCCTTTTTTCTTACGCTTAGAACTATTTTTCTTTTTCTTCATTTTTCCGTACATTACGTCTCCTAATAATTTTGTTATACTCTGTACAACCTAGATTAACACACTTTTTTTGTTTAAGTGTAATCTCATATAATGCATTGCATTTCTTGCAATTTATTATTTCCTTCATCCTATAATGTTATTATGGACAAGATACAGGAAAAGGCAATCACTGAAAAAGGTAGAGCAACTGCTTTACAACTAGAGCAACTTATGGCAAGAGTTGACTTTAAATATAATAGACATCAACCTTGTTTAGTATGTAACGAAAAATACAAACATCATATTGACGGATTACCATGTGTTTCAGATACAAAAAGAAAACAGATAATTCGTACAGATAGATGGGGTAATATACTTACAAGGGGATGAGCTAGGTTTTTCCTCCTTTACCTAGCTTTATCCCTCTTCAGCCACTGCATCTAACAAATGGAAACTTACGTTTATTTCTTGCACGAGCCCAGTCGCTTTTAAGTCCTCGATAGGCACTATCATAGAGCGTGAAAAAAATTTTTTATTTTCTGCATCAACTATCTTGTATTTATCTTCAATAATCCAATCTACTATATGTGGTATGAGTTCTGTAGGATTCCAGTAAAGAACTGTATTAGTTGGATATATCCAGTAGAAAAGAAAGTCTGGAAATGTTTTAAATGCACACCCAATGGTTTTTTTATCAGAATGTACAATCTGTATCTCTAGTGCTACATTGCCTGTAGATTCAGCTAATGTGTCTGTTTTTACTTCTACATACCTTGTGCCTAGTTCGTTATTAAGAATAAAGAAGTCTGCACCTTTCAACTGTTCTTCTTTACGAGCGTCTCTAACTATAAATTTTATCTTACCTTCGTTTGTTGTTTGTGATTCATAATACTTTTTTATTAATGATTCACCTCTCTTACCGATAGTAAGCTGTTCATCGAAATCAAACATTTATCCTCCTGTAACTTGATTTTAAATATTATAATACTATAGTAATTTTAACAAATAGTTTTTTACAACTAAAAGGTTACAGGTAAGAGCTATCGGACGGCAAAAAGCTGACTGCATCTTACTAACAAGATGGACTGGGATTACCACAAAGTCAGTACCCAAGGACCTTTGAAAGTACGAAATTCAAACTTTTTTTTATGCGTAGCATATATGTCCGCTATGCACGAAAAGACCCCCACCAAACGCACTATAAAAAAGGAGTAATTAACTTCTTTTTTACTAGCAAGTATGCTAATATACTACATTAGGGAAGTTGATTATGTTAACTATGGTAATGCCTGTAACATACCTGTAACTTACTCTAGCAATAGAGTTTCATACCTAGTTACTAATCAGCTTCCTTAGTTTTTTTTGTAGTAACAATTACCAATAATTCCTGGATTACTTACGTATATACCATACCCACACCCCACATTAACACTCCGTATACATGGGCACACACGCAGTGAACCATACAGGCTTCCTTATATTTTCTATTGTTTAGATGTGTAGGCAAATACATCGAGTATTTGCTTATGTGTAGAGATATGTAGTACTTTGTTTAATAAATACATACCTTCTTTTAAATACCATACATAATATATATAACTACTCTTCATCTTTTCATCTATTCATAGAGATGTAGCTTTACATTTTTCTATCAGTTAATGGGCTACAAGTTCACA